CTTCTACCCTCTTTTTTTCTGCAAGTATACTACCTATATCAAGTGTATCAGTAGATACCATTCTAGCATTTCTCCTTCTTACATCTTCTTCGTGTTTACGCCTTTCGGATTCAGCCCGTCTTATCTCAGATTCTAAATTCTTACGACGTAACTCAGAATCTTCGCGTCGTTTCAACTCTGCATTTCTTTGTTCAGATTCTAAATGCTTACGTCGTAACTCAGAATCTTCACGTCGTTCCAACTCTACTCTCCGTATTTCTACTACTTTCGATTCCATCTTCTTTCGTGCAGGTTCGCATCCTCTGACGAATTTTTCTTTGTCTGTAATAGGAGTGTTGTATCTGTTTGACCTTGCATCTATACCCACACCTCTCTTTTTACTGCCAACTATAGAAGCATGACTTTGAAATTTACCTCCTCTTAATTTAGTTTCAAACCCGCCACGTCCTTCAGCCTTTAGAGCGTGATGACAATTCCCTTTTAACATACGATACATCTCCAATTCAGTCATGGCGCTTAGTAACCTTTCAACTAGCTCATCTTTGGTTCCTGATGTAGAAATCTCTTTTTGGCGGAGCAGCTCTCTTAGTTGAGGTTTAGTGTACATGTACATATTAAACATGTACTCTCCATTCTCAACCAAAGAAGGCACAGGTGGCAAAACTATACTTTTTCTTGGAGGCATTTACAACTTTATTTGGTACATGTCATAATTTTCTCATCTATTTTTACGTACTCTCTTATTTTTCTATGAGTTTACATGTCCTACGTCGAACTACGTAGAAGTTCGTATCGTAAAAGGTAAGATGAAGGAAATAGTTTTGATCGTTATCTTTACTGAAGGACTTGGCTTTCAGAATAAAATTGGGGTCACGTAGATTTTTTATTATCTCCTTGGCATTAGAATGATCATCAATCTGAAAATGTAGCTGCAGCCATACTGCTATGTCTTCATTGGTAGCCGCTTTCAAGTTTAATAGCGGCACTGATAGTGTAGAGCACTTCTTGTAGTTTGAATTCTGATTTCCCATTGAACTTGAAATACTTTAATATCCGATGTTAAATTCTTTGTGTATGTGTTCTATATATAACTTGGCTTCCAACATATCAAAGAGTGTTGGAAGGTCGCGTGTAAGTTCACTAAAAGGAGTTAACAAATTCCTAATTTTGGATGGATATGCGTCATACGCGAATTTGAAGGATCCTATACTCCCAAAAATTTTTGGACTGATCGTCGTCTTGCTTTTAAGCGTAACGTATATGGTAAATAGAAACTTGAACACCTCTATATTGTTACACGATTGAAGTAAGGTATCCTTATCGATTAGACGATAGAGTACCCAAAACCTCTCTCTCAGAAGCAATCTTAACATATTCAAATCACCATTTAAAGCAGCGATATCTATGTGTAGATCTATTGTTTCGTCGACAAAATGTCTGTCAGTTCGTACCTTGATGTTACGATCTAACATCATCGTAACGAGTTCTGCATTTTCAAGAGCCACCGCAAGAGAAAGATAATCCCTTACATACCACCTCATACGGACATTCACGAGTATTTTTTGATTGATCTTTGTTTTAGGATACTCCAAAATGTACCTAATTAAATTGATCGTTTGATCGTATTCACTCTTAGAACACACTCCTGTATACATCATCAACAGAGAAAGAGGTGTATATTTCGCATTAGGATCGTGATCTTCACCAAAAGTAAATACGCAATCCGTATAAGAATCACTAACGTCAAGGATCATTTTAGCCATTCGCGCAGAATTCGTACATGCCAAATTTAACGGTGAATTTCCAAATAAGTCCAGTTCGTCGAGGTAATACACGACAATCTCTTTCCTACTCAACAACACCTCCAGTATATCAGGAGCTTTTGGATTACTCGATTTTGCAAGAAAATGAAAGATAGTTTCCTTCCACACAGGTTGTACCAGAATGGTAAAATCGTTTACGTGTTCAAAATCATCTTTCAATATACGACGTACCTCGTTCAAGTCGAAAGCTTTCACAGCATTAACTAACATAATTCCAAAATCATGTTAGTTACATTTTGGCAGATATGTAAGTTTTACAACTCATCATCGCTATTATCAGGACTTGGAAAGTTTTTCCATAAATTAGTCATACCTAGATAATGATCAAACTCCTGGAATTGTTCATCGGTTAAGTGTGACACAGATCGTCCAAGAAGATAATATGCAAGCATAATTTCATTCTTACTTTTAGCGCCATCACCTTTTTGGATTTTTTGAAGAAAGTCTTTTGCTTCAGGAGAGAGAAGAGAGTGTTTAACCGTACACACCGCATAAATCATCCTACCTTTTACATCTTGTCCATTTAGAAAGCTATCGTAAGGTAAATCGCCTACAAAATCCACGTATAGTCCCTCAAAAAGGTGATATCTTTTGGTGTACACATCGCAGTAAGCGTGGTGGTACCTCCCTGGTAAATGCATAAGGTCTTCGTTTTCTTTGATGGAATTGTATCGCTTCGGATGAAAAGACCATCGATCGCTTGGAATGTGTTCTTCAAGTGAATACCACTTTCGGCAACGTAATCTCATATTCTTTGAAGCAAGATCTTTGTCAGGTGTGTCATAAAACCAGTCAATGAAAGTTTCAACATGTCCTTTACTAAGAAATGGTTTCAAAAAAGACAATAAATCATCATCCACTTCTATTCTTGACTTAGAAACTGATGACGTACTCATTTCTTTTATTCTATCTAAAATGCAATTTTAAGTACTTGTTTGGTTACATTCACCCTAATTTTACGTTTTAAAATTCTATGTCACTGAATCTTGTGTGATAAAGCTTTACGTAAATGAGTTCAAAAAGCGTAATTTCCTTGACGTAATCCAAATAGTATTGGTGTTCAGGATATTTCCCCATACAATCACGTTTACGCGTTTCGTAGGTCCATGGATCTCGTATTTTTACACAACTTTCAAATACGATACGAAATAGAATCTTTGCTCTAAAGTCGCAAAATTCAAGGAAGTTTTGGTCATCTGAATACCATCCAATTTTCCTTCGATAGCCGTTAGATAGTTTTTGATAAAATCCCTCTTTTCGTACGTCATAACCCAGAGTAATGATCTGCCTTATCAAATCTAATACATCATCAGCAGTATTTCCTCCTCTACCGTACAGGTTGTATTCTTCAAAATAATCATCGATGACGCATCTTGTGTGCAACATCTTAACGTGACTAACATCCTTACCCCATTTCTCTCTGATCAAAAACTCTAATGCAAGGGCTGTTCTTATAGGAAAATCTTCTATAAAGTATAAAAAGTATCTTCTCTTTTCAGGATCTAGTAATAGGTGAGGCGTAACGATTTCACTATAGTCTTCTGTCAACTCTAAAGTGTATATCATACGTCCTTGAGAACTATAGCCTCGTCGGATTTGACTTTTCAGATACTCCACTATCTTCGCTTTCGGATACGTTACGTTAACGCTTTTATTAACGTAATTCCCGGAAGTAGTGTCATAAATCATCTTTGATTTTGGGAAATTCCATTAGATTACACAAAGTTATTTCAAATTTTTATTTGACAGTAAAAGAAGATCAAATAGTTTTATGAGTTTCTCATCGTCTGATCTCGATAAATGTAGATACCACTCATAGGCTGTATATCCGGGTTCTACCATTACGTTTGCTGCATTTGGGAATAGGGTAATCAATCGATATGTCATCCGTAAAGATTCTGGTGTAGTGGGTAGATCCGCGTAGTATTTTATCCACCACGACACCATCTTGTCGTTGATTAATCCTCGACGATAATAGTGTTCGACCATTAAATCGAACGCTTTTACATTCATCCGATCGCAGGCAATTTCCATGGCATTGGTAGTTATTTGAGCGCCACCTTCCAATAAAATCTCTACTATTCTGTGATAGCATTGATCTACAGCAGTTCCTAACACAGTATATTCTCCTCCCACTTCGCAATAGTCAATATTGATAAGAGGGTTGTATTTCATCATCATCTCCACAAGAGGTACACATCCAGATAGTACACCAAGTAAGAATGGAGAACAGTTTACACACGACCTACCTCGAGCAAACAACATTTGGTTTACGTTCGCACCCGCATCAAGTAACACTTTTATACTTTCTAACGCGGAATGAATCGGTAGTGTACGCAACTGTCGTATGAGACAAGACAGAGGTGTAAGGTAAGGTTTTACATTTGTTGCTACGTAATTCACATCCGCGCCATATTTCACCAACACTTCAACGATAGAGTGATTATACATACACGCAACGATAAGAGGCGTTTGACCATCTGATACGATGTTAACGAGCGCAGGATATTTTTGAAGTGCACGTTCGATACGTTCCTTATTCGAATACGTAATTTTACTAATGAAGTCCATAACACCACAGAAGAAAGTGCAGTTGTGTTCTTATATTTGAGAGTTTTCATGAAAACTCCTAAAATTCCCAAAGTTTCATATCTGTAATATTTCGCAAAATGGATAATCCGAATCCTATGATAGGTCGTAACGCCTATCCTGATGAGAAATTCTCTATTAACATTGGTTGCTTCAATTGGGCAAATGCGCAGCGCGATAACATTTTCAATCCTGTTGACCAACGTCTAGACCTCATTATTGACTACATTAATAGCGTTTCTCCGCCTCTAGACGTACTCGTCATTCTCGAAGCGAATCGTCCTTCTAGATTACGCGATGATCCGTCTTCTTCAAGGTCTTTCACTTCTATGGCGGAAGAAATCGAAGCTAAAACTGGAATGCGATACGCCGGCGTAGTATGGCTAAACGCTACGCCAGATACTTTTGGTAAAGCTTTTTTCGTACGACCTGAAAGAGTTATTGCTTCTAATAATACGCGAGAATGGACGGGTAAAGCTTCTTCTTTTTCTTCCTCGATGTCAGAGGCGATGTCTTCAAAGATCGCTTCAGGTCACTACTTTGGAAACGATGTTCTCTTTTTGAAAATACATCCAGTCGTCGAGGATCTCGTAGACTTTCAAGATGGAAAAGGAGCTGTTAAACGTTTACGTATCATACGAGATCGTAAATTAGACGCAGCGTTTGTGCACTTCCCTCCTCCAGGTCCATCTTCCTTTGAAGCATGTATTTCGCTTGCGGAATGGATACGTAATTACCCTCGACATGTTGATATGTGGATGGGTGACTGGAATACTATATCTGATGGAGCAGGACCAGATATCATCCGTATCGTATCAGAGCGTTACAATCATCTCACTAAGTATCTAGTTGATCATAACATCATCACGTTCAGAGCATTTCCTCACGACATCGTCAAGAAACCTATTGAATATAGGGATGCTATTGTTCCCCCTTCAGAAATCGTAGCTGAAGAGGGTGATTCTATCATGGTACGATTCGCTTCTACACTCGATCACGTATTCTCTACCAAAGAACGTGTATTCGGTTGCGACGTAACCGTTCATCCTATTACCGATGCTTCAGATCATGCACTCGTATCCGTCATGACCCAATTATAAAAAACTAAAAAGTTAAATTGAAATTTGGAAGATAATCTAATTCGAAAAGATGTGGAAGAATTTAAGTATTGATGAGATAGACAAAGCACTATCTTTAAGCGAGTCTTTTAAGTTGGTGTTACGCAACGAAGAATATAATTCTCCTATCTATATCAAAGTCTTATTACAGAAGATAAAAGCGTATCAAGAAAAGTATGGAACTATCATGAAACTTGTTATTGCTTCCCACTACCACTTATACCGTAAAGCGTATGACATAATCGTTTATAGCTGCGGCATTGGCGTTAGAGGGTCTCGAGTAATATCGTATTTTGTTAATACCCTATCGGTTCTTAATCTCTCTGGCAATGATATGGGAAAAAAGGTATTCTTCAGATCATCGATAGTATTCAAACTCCTATATCTTTAATTTTACGTCAATGTGGATTAGTTCAGACAACCGTAGATCTCATAGCGCTTCGTTTGATATGTAAACAAACCCTTATGACGTATACGAAATTCAAAGATAGGTTACTTGATTTCCATTTTGGGAAAAGCAAAGTGCCACTTGAACCTTTTATAAGTGTTCAACGTAAGATCCCTATTGTAGCACTCGATATTAGTCAAAATGACTTCATTACGTCTTATAGACTATTCGACGTGATGTTGGTGTACAACAAGACGCTCAAATCTTTAACCTTGGGTCAATTTTGCGATACGGATTTTAGGTACTTAAGTTCTAATCGTACGTTACGTCATCTCAAAATTGAATATTTACATCCTGGAATTTGTAAGGACCTGTTTAATAACGTTTCGCGTTCTAATCTCTCTAGTTTTAACGTAACAGTATCACACTATACAACATATGAATATTACGAAGAAGACATTAGTAAACTCTTCCTAAATTTACGAAGTGTTACCATCCGGGGATTTTCTGATGTTTCTGGAAGTGAACCCACGAAAAATATATTATTTTTACCCTCTATACTTGGTTCAATGCGCTTGAAAAGGCTATCTCTTCGAAATGGTAATTTATGTGCACACGACTTTAACCTTGACAAAACGCAATGCCTAAATTTAAAGGAGAAACTGATCTCCTTATTTAGACGCTTGAAAGTTTTGAAGTTGAACAGCTATGCACCCGTTAACCAAGGCCATTTAAGATGTAATCCTATTATTCTGGATGCTATTATCGAAACCATCGAAAGGGGTTGTATTCTAAGAAAGTTAAGTATTATAACCGACATGTCGGATTTGGTTTACTACCTGAGGTTGTGCAATGCGTTACGCTATAATAATACTATCAAATCCGTTTGCATCGACTTTAGAATCTTTAGAACGAGAGGACCAATTGATTTAGAAGAAACCGTCAACGCAACAAACCAGATCTTCTTAACAAATACTACAATTACAAATTTTGTATTCCGAGGTAAGAGGTGTGATCAAGCTCCGGAATTTAGAAGTATTGCAACTTACCTCGAAAGCGTAAAGCAAAACAAACTTAATGTAAAGAAGGGTAAGACGCTTTTCTCCTTACTCATGCGTCGCCTTGAACTCTAATAAAAAATTACATTAGATCATATCAGTACTTCGAGGATCTTCTTAACTGGAACTCGAATGGAGTATGTGCTAAATATTCAAAGGTATATCAAGGAACATGATGAGCTTTTCCCTGAAGAATTTGGAGTTATACGATACTTACGTAATTTAAGTTTGGGAATCTATCCTTTTTCTGAAAAAGACATTGTATTCAACTTATTATCTTCAGGGGTCAGCACTTTTAGTTCACAACCTGTAAGTTACAATTTACTGTTAATTTCGTGTCTGATTGTACTTCACCAAGAATTTCCAAAGATAGTTTCTAACGATATCAATCGTCCTGATCTTCAACGCTTTATCGTCAAAGATATTATGGGTGATTCTGTTTGGACACGTACACACATTATTCATGCGAAGCGTCTGATACTCAAACGCTTTGAGTTATACGAAACTATAGGTCTTCATATCACAAAATTTAGTTTCGTATACAATCTCGCTATGGAAGCCTCGAGTGACTACTATCGTATTACACGATCTGGAGCGTCATCTACTTTCGGCGATAAACGTTTGGCTAGGGTGAAAGATTTATTGCTAAAGTGTTTTGAAAGAGGATTTACGCTTTCATCATTTGACGCCCCGGATTTAGATGGCGTAAGCCCTGAAAATTATTATACATCCTGTTTTAAACATTGCCAAAATATTCGTTGTTTAAAGGGCGTATCGAGCGGATGTTGCGCGTTCTGTCTCACATACGAGTTTTTATGGTCAGTGCATAAAGAGTACGTGAATGCACGTACTCTTTTTGATTTACTTTACAAATGAAATAAACTGTTTTAATTTATTATAATTCCCGAAGTTCGCGCCTACTCCGAAATTCAAAGTTTCAAAATACTTCAAATCCGGCAAAAGTCTATAACGACTTCTGTATGTCAGTTTGTCTCCAATTCTGACAGGTGTAGGCCCCGAAGTTAGCTTGTAAGGCTAACGCTTCATAATTTTTTAAGAGTATATTTTTGGCTCCATTTATATCCCGGTCCATGACGATACCACAAACTTTACACTTGTATAGCTTATTACCGCCAAGCGCATAGTCGATATTACCACAACAGCTGCATGTCTTACTTGTCCAAGATTCATCTACTATTGCAACTTTTGTTCGTGTCTCTCGGCACTTGTTTAATAGACGTTCTCGAAATCGATAATGAGACCAACAAACCATCTGTCTGACGGATTTCGATCCTATTTTGCGATCGCATCTTTTTATCATTCCGCTTGTCTCAAATTTTGGTATGATGACAAGATCAAAATTTGACGCGAGAAATTTGGATAGTTGTTTATGTACTTCGTTCACAAGATTTTGGATGCGTAAGCGCAATTTCCTTGCAACCCTTCTCATCCTATATCGCATTTTCGATTTCTTTGATAAACTTATATGTGATGCTAGTTTATCTAACACTGTACATAATCTCATGATTTTGTTGATATCGCTTGGAGCGACTTGGTAAGCACAACAATTTGTGGCATCGTATATAGTCTGAAAGGTTCGAACACCAGGATCTAAGGAGCATACTCTCAAGTTTTTTGGAGGGTCTTGGTTATCGACCCCACATTCATGAGGAATGCAAAGATAATAGTTTCCTGTATTTGTTCTTTGAAACTTACAGTCCATCATAATGGGGTTATGCCAAGAACGCTTTCCCGACCATAATACAATGGGTTTCGTATTGGGCAACCGTAATAAAATTGCGTTTTTAGTCTGTACAATCCATCTCTTTCTTAGATAGAATGTTTCAGATTTCATACGTTTTTTAGATCTAAATTTCATGTTGAACTTCTCTATAGTTTTTTCACGCAATTTCGTATGATTTCCTTTTATAGCTGTTGTAAAATCTTTTATCGCATCATCCCGTACGTCGTACCCTACTTCTTTCAACCATGCATTCTCTTGGATAGTTTTGGAATCATCTTTCATCACACTACTACGCAATATCTTCTTAGAAATCTTACCCGAACTGTTATTTGCATGTTCAACACATTTATTGTATACGAATCTCACAGCACCAAAAGTTTTGTTTAAAATAATGCGATCTGTTTCAGTTTTAACGCGTAGCTTTATCTTTGTAGTCTTAACTGGGAGACTTGGTCCCGTCTTCGCAATCGACGTCTTGTTCTTGGGTTGCTTTTGAGGTACCAACCTTTCCCGACTGTCTATTTCTATGCAAGTCAGATGCTCGTTTGCCATTGTTTTTGGCCACAAAGTAGTTACAAACTGCGAGGAGATCGTCGGCAAGTTCTTCTCGCTCGTCTTTGGGGTGTGAATCTTCATCGTGCGAAACCAGGTGGAGTGTTGTGCCATGTTTTCTGAAGATACGTTCAATGAGGTCCGTTCCGAAACGAGCGAGCCTGTCACGATAGGTGACCACAACTGTTCCGACATTGCCTTCTTCGACGAGGTCCAAAATTGAGAGAAGGCCCTTGCGTTTGAAGTTGAGGCCCGATGCGATGTCGACGATGAGTTTGTCGTGATCCGGACAGTGTTTTTTGAGGACGGTAATTTGTCTTTCGAGATCACCCGCTTCTTTTTGTTTTTGAGAAGAGACCCTTGCGTAGAGGATTGTAAGACGTTTCCCTGCTCCTTCTGAATTGTCTTTGATTCCGAGCAATTTTCTAAGATCTTGTTCGTGATATCGGTGTCCGGAGGTAGGACCGTCACCGCTACGGATAGATCTGATTTTACCCTCCTTCGCCCAGTTGGCAAGGGTAGTCCTTGATATACCATATTGTGCAACGGCTGTTTTAGGTTGAATGTAGATAGAAGCTGCCAGTTCTTTTTATTTCAAAGTATCGTTATACTTCATAATATGTTAGGTCTTTAAATATGTTTCTTCATTATTTCGATATATTTGTAAAATCGAAGTGGATTATCCGTATTTTATTTCGATAAAATGTTGATACGTGTAGCTAATTTTGGTTCGTAAGTTCGCGGTAGTAAAGATGAAGATTTATGAGATCAAATAGAGTGTAGTCAAAATTCTGTATGATGTCAATTATTTTAGAGTTATATGGAAATTCTTTAGCGAACTCTACTAAGCTATACTCTTTTTCGAATTTCTTTTTCACGATACAGTTCTTTGCATTAGGGAATAGAATCAAGAATTCGTATATGAACCTGTTATCTCGGCATCCGTATTGTATTATCTTGGACATAATGTAGCCGCAACTCTCTCTATCCAAATCCTTGTAACACTCTATGAAGTAGGCAAGAATGATCTCTACCTTTTTTTCAGATGTTGTTTTGATGGCGTTTATCAACGTTATAACGTCGATTAATATCTTACGTTCTTTGATGTTGCAACGCTCGATCAGTATTCTTTCGATGTGATTGTCATACCCTTTGGAGAGCGAGTAGTCAAGGATATTCCACATCATTTCACCGCCGTAACGGGTTCTGTGAACACCCACAAGCGCTCCATGATCCAATAGCATATTAACGATCCACTTACTCCTTGTTTTTACAGCAACCCACAATAACGCCAAATGTCTAGGACCAACATTTTTACCGATTTTGACGTTTGGATCTGCACCTCTTTCAAGTAACACCCTAACAATATTGTATTTGTTGTGTTCGTAATCTTCGACGTAGTATGGGTCTAATACGCTCATGAGACTCAACACATTTCCAAGAGGACAGAACGTTTCCTGATTTCCAATATGGATATGGTTTACGTTAGCACCTTTTTCAATTAGTAAAGCAGCACATGACCAATTTCCTACACTACAAGCCGATTCTAGTGGGGTAATTTTAGAGGAATCTTCATCGTCTATTAACGACACCAAGTCTTGATCGGGAATAAACTTGAACAGCGTAAAAAGTATGTCGTAGGAATTTTGGTGTAGAAGAACAATACGATTAATTACATCTTCTTTCACTACGAACGTTTTTAGGTCTTGTGAAAAATCCTTGTTCAAAGTCATTTTGTAAAACAGTAAATCAGCAAAATTGTCGACATCATATCGACGCAAAGGTTCCAAAAGCGAGAGCATTACAAAGTTATAGAAGAATTACGAGCCTTACAAGAGATTATGCCAAATGACGAAACTTTCTAAATTTATGAGTTTTGTAAGATGTAAAAGAGTTTATCGAATAGAGTCATATCGTAATAGGATCTTACAATCGAAATAAACAGATCTAAGCCGTCATCGACGCTTGGTGGTCCATATGCAAAAGGGGGTGCAGGATCCCAATATACGATAATTTCTGTTGCATTCTTCTTTATGTAAGGGACAGGAGCGAGTCTGTATATGAAGAGAGCGATAAGGAACTCTTTGATGCGGGAATAGACAAACTTTTCTCTGAAAAAATAGTCGATAATAGATCTGGACATATGTTGGCTGAAGTGACTGTAGTGAACGCAATGCATGTTTTTGTTAAGAAGATGTAGACACTTCATCGCATTCTTAAAGTCAGCTTCGTTTGACCCGTGAAAAGAATGTGACTTACTATCGCTGATACAATTTCGCATCAAATTAGCCATACAATGATCCGTAGTGTAATCACAATCAAGTTTAATCCCTTTTGACAGTAGGTACTTTATACATGACACATCTACCCCTCTCGCTATGAAATCGTGTGCGACACAGCAAGTAGACTTGTAGCGTATGTGATGGAATTCGCAATTTCTACTAAACCAAGATCTAGGTCTACCAGAATTTTCTATGAGGATCTTGAGAACTCTAATATCGCGCGCACGAGCCAATATATAACCACGACACAATTTATAAGAAAGACCGAATCTGTCTTGAAATGTAATGCACTCTACAAAGAGTTGAAGACATACCACATAGTCATCGATCTTTTCCAAGTTATGAGATTCATTTTTCATAATCTTTAACATCCTCTTTACAGCCTCCATTAAAACCCTACGTAAATGCTTACTCGGAGTTAAGACGTCAGGATGTTTTTTGATATGGTCTACGATAACGGACATCACCCATGGATTTCCCTCTTTTGCGACATGTAGAATGGGACATACCATACACTCTTTCTTTAGAGTTTTTTTGTCATGCTTTTCTTTGGGTGCATTGTAAATCAGCGCGCCTTCTTCTAACAGAATCTTAACACATTCGACTTGGTGGTTGATGATAGCGTAAAGTATCGTTGGTGCGAGAATATTACATCCAAATGGTGAAAGTTTGTCGTTGTGCATGATAACAAAGTGGTTGGGGTTACCGTTGCCAAAATTAGGGTCGCTACCCAAATTCAAGAGTTTTCTTAGGGAATACGTATCACCATTAGTACATACGATATCAAGCAGTCGCATTTGAGATGGCCATAAGAAATCAAGTAGTTCACCAACATGAACAGGAGTATTCAAGACATCTTTTTTGGTAGTAGGGAATTTATATGATGTGACATTACCGTTCGTGACGTCGTTGACACCGCGTTTCAGAAGCCTAAGTGCGCTTTTGTGATCGTGAAAGAATAAGAGGTAGAATTTTGAAGGTGATATAAATAGTTCCATGAAGTTATAGAGTTCAATAGGGATATTCTTGCATTTTTCTAAGTTTTTCAGTATTACCTTCTGAAGTCGATAGAATTTCCAGACTTCCTAAACACCAGATGCTGATCAGTGAGCCAATATGAGCACCATGTACCCTAACCCCAAATCTTAAGTGATCCAATCCAAACCCACTATAAACCCTAACATTCTTATCTAACAGCACAATGAGCTAACCCTAACCTCACTCAACGGGTGTTTAGGAACCCTTCTGAAGTCGATAGAATTTCTTCTCTAATGTCTTGGAAACTTAGATACGTGTGTAGAAGATCGAATAACGACAGTTCGAAGTTACCGATGAGATCTGTGACACCCTCATCCTCCTCGGCACGAAAAATACCATTACGCATTGAAGAGATTTCATGTCTATCCAAATTGGGGAATAGCAATAGGAAAAGACGAACTATACACATATCTTCATAACCAAAATTTGAAAGTTGCTGACCTATGACAAAACATTCTTGCCGAGTTAAATTATAACCGAATTCCAAGAAAAATGCCAATGTAATCCTAATTTTGTCTATATCACGAAGTCGCAGTACGGATAGTAACATATGAAAGGTAAATATCTTTTTCCTATCTTCATAGTTAGTACGTGAGATCAACAACTTCGTAATGTCGTTATTTGACGATCTGTATAACGAGGTTATGATGATATTGTTATATGGATATGTGTAATCCGCTCTTAATTTACCGATTTCACATCCAAAGTCAAGCATCATCTTAACAATAAAGTATGAGTTCGTATCGACGGCTATCCAGAAAGGTGTGTGTAATTTGGAAATGGAAGATAGTTCTGCATTCCAATCTGCCTTATGCCTTAACATAAACAAGATAATATTATCTTCTGGAGAATTAGTGTTGTACAACCCAAGTTCCGGGCAATGACACCTAGTCAGAAATTTAAGGGCATTGCCAAGAGGAGTACAAAGATCTTCTTTCGCGACGTATCTGTGATTGATATTCGCACCATATTCAATTAACCTTTTCGCATAGTACCAATTGCCGCTATTGCATGCAATACACAATGCGGTCTCTTTTTCAGGATTTGTACTATCTATTGCAGTACGAATCTGGTCTTCCGGTATCTGATTTAAGAACCATTCGACCACATCTTTACTTTTGGTAGCGAGCCTGTGTAACGCAAATCCTAAAGCGAAGAATGAGTCGTTAATTCCGTTAACAGAAGTACACAACACGATAGTCCTTAAGAATTCGTTTTTGTCGTATTCCATTCAGTTTCCGCATATTTCATGGAGATTAGTAACTCAGATTTTCTCATTTTTTAAAATAAGTAAAAGTCAACACTTTATTTCATCATAGTTATGATGAAATACCTCAAGTCTATCGTTGTAAAGTTAAATTATGTTGATTAGTATTAAAAAATATCAATGAGTTCATTTTTACAAATACTGCCTTCTACAGGCATAAAACGTGATTTAAACAATATAAACAGCGCATCTGTAAGTACTTCTTTGTCTATACCCGTAATTCCAAGTATAATAGGTTATCCTTTACAGACCGCAGGTGTGATATTGTTTGCGCGTCTTCAAAACAATATTTACATTTCGTCTGGATCTGCATGGGTACAAAGTAGCGGAAGCGGAAGCGGTTATTCTGATCTTACACAGGTAGGTTCAGGAACCTCTTTAATTGTCAATGGTATAGGACCAAATCTTCAAATTTACGGAATTAGTACTTCTGGACCCGGTCTCAGTATTGCGAGTACGCCTTCTGCGGTGGAAATACAAAATACAGGTGTAACGTCATTGTTAGCAGGTTCTGGCATCGGTATTAGTAGTGCTACAGGAGCTATTACCATAACAAACTTATCACCTGGAGTAACGTATAGTGCAGGCAGCGGCATTTCAATAGCTGGCAATGTAATTACGAATATATCCCCTGGAGTTACATATAGTGCAGGCAGTGGCATTTCTATCGTCGGTACAACCATAAATAATACTTCCCCTGGTATCACGTACACGG